AAAAAAGAAAAGTTAATGGAGGTGTACGATACGATTCGAGCCTCCGCTTTATTGGTTAAGGTACGTATGAACTACATATCTATACCCCTTTGGAGCAGATACTTGATAAGGGTGAGTATAATATACAGGGAATACTAACAATTCACCTTGTTGTAGAGTTGTGGTAAGTTCTTGGTTAGGGAAATTATATTCACCACCTTCATAATCATTATTTAATCCGATAGTAAGACCAACAGTTCTTAGTTTGCCGTCATCATGTGATCCAAATAGACCATTGGAATGGAATTTTGTAGCACCATATATTTTCCTTAGCAAAAAACCATCATCTCCAGAGAAGTGTGCAAACGTGTAGTCTTTAACATACTCTGAAAGTACTTCTTTTATTTTTTTCAAAAGAAAGTCTACGTATTTACCTTCACTTAAGTATAGGTTAGAACCTAAATGATCTCCTGTACCTGCTCCTTGGTATGCCTGTTCTGAATTTGATTCATAATAATTAACAAGTTCTCTACAATACTCTTCACTTAAAACATCACCGTACTTTGCGATACCGTCCTTCACAATGTTTATAAAATTCCTGGAAGTATCTGGCCTGTCGTGATATAGGTACCAATAGCAATGGCAAACCCTAGCATAGCTAGTCTACCGTTTAACTCTTCAGCTACATGCCATTTGTCGTTTTCGTGGTTATGGTGTGTCATAAGTCTTGGGGGTGTTTCGTTTGGAAATAGATTTTGTGGTGTCATTTTGTGTTTTCTTCGGTCGATGTTATTTGATTGTCATGAGAGCCTCCCATACTACTCCCACCTTTCCAGTCCATACCTACGGCAGAAGGTTTAACACCATTCAACCAGCATTGGACTGATAAGAAGCAACCACCTTGCGGGCCAGCTTTAGCCGAATGTTCATCATCAGGTAAAACTCTGACAAACAGGTAGTGTGCAGCAGATAGGTTGGAGTCAGGAGAGGGTTGGTTAGCGAACCACATTGGGAGAGTAACTCCACCATTAGAATGAAACTCAATCCCTTTAAGTGCTACCTCGTACGAGTCAACATTAGGATGAGTATGTGGTGGAATATAAGTATCTGGTTTAACAGTTACAAATTCAACTTGATACTGACCATGTCTATAAATACATGTTGAGGTCAACCCTTCGACAAAATGTATTGAGTTGTCTAAAGGGGTAAAGATTTGTAAACCGCCAGCTAGATACCATTCTAAGAAAGTTGTGAGATCATCGTCAAACTCTCTTCCAGTTCCGTCTTTCATTTATTTTTTCTTAACCTTCTTCTTGGGAGGTCTTCCTTTTTTAGTACCATAAGTACCCTTACCCATCGGCATAATTAATCTCCTATACTTTTAATTTAGAGGCTGCTAATTTTCTGATAACGTCATCTCTGAACGCTTCATCAGATTTGTATTCTGGTTTGTTCATATCTCTAACTACTTCTGCCATACTTCTGTAAGTCTCAGTAGCTGATTCTTTACCAGTAACTATCTTAGAGTCACGTCCTTGTGAGTCTTCGTATTTTCCCATAAGTGCTGATACTGCGAATTTAATTGCTGTTTTGTTTGCTGTTTTGAGTACAGCATCGTACTCGTTTATTGCTGTTTGATTTAAATTTTGACCAGCCCAATCCATAAGAGCTTGGTAACCTTCTTCACCATTTGCAACAGCTTTAACCTCAGATATCTCTGCTTCAGTTAAGACTGGTTCTGCTTTCTCTACACCAGCTTCACTCCTAACACCTGCTAAATAGTTATCAATTATCTCATTGGAGAAACCTGCTTTATTTAACTGTCCGTACATCTCTTCACTTAACGTACCGTTATTGTCAGCAAAGTGTTTGCTCATTGCAAACGGATCTATATTATTTTCTTTGAATGTATTGCTTAACTGTTCGCCATACATGTCATTAGCTGTTTCATAGTTAACTGAACCATCATCACCATAGTATTCAACTTCTTGTGCGGGTTCAGTTTCAGTTTCAGCTTCTGCCGTTTCTAATGTGCTATCAGAATTACCTAGCTTTTTTTGTAGTTCGAGGTAGGCAGTCTCTAAATCTTCAGCGGATTTGTATTTACCAGCAAGCATTTTATTTTGCTTGCTCATTAACTCCTCGCCAATCTTTAGAGACTCTGCCTCTTTCTCTGCTATTTCATTTGCTACTACAGGATCTTCGGAAGTGTCGTAGCGGATTGTTTCTGCCATAGTTATTGTGGTTGTGGTGTACCTCCAGAGACCATTGCGTTCATTGCGTCAACGACTTCTGGATTTTTAGATGGATCCATCATGGGAGTACCAGCTAATTGACCTGCTTGGTCAGTTAAGGATTGCATCTGTTGTGCTTGCATAGCCTGTTGTTGCTCTTGATTACGTTCCTCTAAGCTCTTGACAAGGTTTAATATGTCTATACCTTGTGCAGCTGCAAGACGTTTGATAGCTTCATCAGGGTTCATAAATTGGGCTATAGCTTCTGGCCCCATTGTTTGAGCAATCGTAGTTATAAATTGTATAAGTGAATCTCTATCCTGCCCTCTACCTAAAGCATTTATACCTGCTACAATAGTTGGTTTTACTAAACCAGCTGGTACACTAGGTATTTGTTTTGATCTAGTAAGGGTGTGCATCTTACGTTTAAGATAAGGTATAAGAAATTCTGCTGTTAACAGACTGAAGAGACCGCCAAGCTGACGCTCCAACTCCATCTGTGTCATTCTCACTTCTTCTGCTGTGGTGCGTTCTGATTGACGTACTTGTAAGACAAGGAAAGCTTCAGCTAATCGCTTCTCTAACATGTTAACCATCTGATATGCTGTTTGAAAGTCAGCAGTTTTACCTACTTGTACAACACCTACATCGTCAGGTCTGCCCTGTATAATAGCACCGTTACCTGCATTAGCTAATGAAGCTGGCTTGGTAACTGATGAGGGTGAGACAGTAAAGACAACTTTTGCTGCTGCTGCACTGCCTTCAACTATAGCTTGCATCAATGCCTCTAAAGATTTCAAGTCCCCAAGGAACTCTTCAACTCTAGAACGACCATAATCTTCTCCGTCCACTGTTACAAAACGCAGTGGTAGCCAGGGGGTCTTACCCTTTGGAGCTTTACCTACGCTATCTTTTAGGATTTGATCTTGAGCTTCTTGATGCCAACGCCATCCGTTGTCAATAAGTTTCACACATGTATAAACATCTATATCTTTTGTCCCTTTAGCGTCACCTTTAGAATCATCATTAGGTTTGTTTACTACTTCCTCTTCTGGTAAACCTAATAGTTTTCTACTGACTCTTTCTTTTGTTACTATCTCTATTACTTCCCCATTGCCATCTCTTTCAACTACATAACGATTGAGTGGATAGACTTTCATACCATCCTTGTGCATAAATAACAAAGCGTTACCTGTAACAACAAGGTGTTTTAATGCTGCAAAAATTTGAACCCTATCTGTGGAGGCAGCTATGCTCTCCATTATCATACGTTCTATCTTTGCAAAACTAAGATCTAATTCACTCTTTGCTTCGGGTGGTATTTCTACACCTAACTTTGAATCATCTAATTGTAGTTTAAAGAAACTTGTAGAAGGAGGGAGGAGTCCCAGCATAAGTTTTGAACTCAGCGTGGTAACTCCCTTCGCTCCGACTGATTGCCAAGGGGTTGCAAAATCATTATACAATGTATCACCTTCGTTTCTCATTAACAACGTAGGTATAGTTAACTCTGCACATTGATAAGCAACATTTAAGAATTGTTCACGGTGACTCGATAGCTCGTTGTATCGTTGCCGTGCGTTCTTCATGATTGACCAGTATTAGTTCCTTGTCCTGTGCTTGGCCCTTGTAGTCCACCTTTCTCAGGCTTTGGAGTCTGTAAGGATTGAGTTCCTTTTTGTCCTCTACCTTTCTCAGGTCTCTTCTTAGCTCTTACTTTAGCCTTTCTCTTTGTCTCATCTTCTGAAACAGGTGTAGGTGTAGGAGCTTCTGGAGGAGGAGTGGGGGCTTGCTGTGGCTGTTGTGGAGCTGGTGGTGGAGTTGGTGGGGCTGGTACTGGTGGGGGTGGTGGAGTTGATCTACCACCGCCAAATAATTGGGGGACACACATAGTTATTCTCCGTTGATTTTATTTTTTAATAATCTTATGATTGATAATTGACCAGCCCTATAAGATATTGCTTTCTCTGATAGGTTGTGGTCTGGAAACTTATCTGGAAACTGCTGGTCGAGTTCATCAATGATCCTCTCGATCCGTCCCCAGTCAAGAGTACTGTGGTAAGTTGGTGTTTGCATGCTCAAAAAATGCGGGCATCCTGCCTCGCTTAGTGTCAGAAAGTTCTGGGGCTTTGCCCTCATACATTAGACGATCACTAGAATCAGTCCAAAATTTTCTGTTCAAATATTGGTTGTTTGCTGTGGTCTTCAATGGTTCAAAGATCCAATTAATTGTAGCTTTCCTAAGTTTATCCAAAGAAGCACTAGGGCGTAACCCCAGATCAGCACATACAAGGCTATTCGTTGCCACGTGGACTTGTTCATCTCTGGAGATATCAGCCGATACCGTTCTAAGAGCAGCATCGCCACAAAACCTATTGAAAGGTAAAATAACAAAGAATATTGCACGTTCTGCTACCAATGCTTTGAGTATAGTGTGGTCTGGGTGAGCTATCCACGCATCACGTAGTAGCTTTGCCTCTCTCTCAGCCTTGTCATCTAGTCCGTGGACTTCTGCAACATATCCTAGAGCGAGGTCATGTCTCTCTTCATCCTTTACATTGGATTCGAGAAGTGTTCTAGCACTTTCGGGAACCTCTTTGCTAAGGGTTTCCGTAATAAAGGAACCAACTGGTAGCTCCATATGGCGTATTGCCAAAGCACGGTAGATGGCTTCTTCACTACCGTCAAGGAGGGCTCCCGCTGTCGGTTTAACGGGAGTCCACTTTCTTTTCCTGTGTAATAACTTATCATAAGGGTTCATTCTTCACAACCTATGCACTTAATTGGTTCGAGTATACCGTTCAAGTAAGTGTCAACATCCTCTTCATCGAGTGCAGCGTATGCACTAGACTTATCTTGAGTGTCTCCCATGACTTGAAGCGAGTAGTATAAAGATGTTTGAGGACTATCTAACCACTCTTGGATAAACGCTTCATCATAGGTAACAACATCTGACCATGAGTTGAATGAGTATCCGTGTAGTAGTCCAGTCTTTTGGAGCATTGTCATAATGCCGTCTGCTACACGCTTGTATGCGTCCCAGCCAACCTCTGAGGCGATCTCCACATCGCCATAATTGTAAGATGCTACTCCAAACGTACCACTATCACGGTCTACGCTTCGAGCTATAGGTGGTGCGATCTCAGGGCAAGCAGTAAATCCATCAAGATCTTTTGAGTTGTAACTACATGATGCAGTAGGAGCAATAGCAAAAGCTCTGTCCATACCATGTGTATGTGCTACTTCTGATGCTGCTATAATTCCCCGCTTTAAAGCAAATGCTAGTTTAGCTGCAGTCCCTTCTCGTGGTGTCAGGCCAGTATTAATTCTTTCTAATGCTTCACCAAACTCTTTGTAAGTTATTTCGTATCTTCTGAGGAGGTTTGCAAGACCGAGCATCCCAAGCCCCACTTGTCTGTCAAGTGATGGGGTAAGGTATTCTCCAGATTCTCCAACACCTGTCCGTGCATGGAGATCACACAGTTCGGACATAGCTGTAACGAAACCCTCTTGTAGGTTGCCGATTGTACAGGCAGCGAGATTGACATGCTGTAACAAGCAAGTGCCTCGTGAGGGCAGGTAAACTTCAAGACAGACATTCGAAAAAATCCTCTCATTATGTTGGTATTTAATTTTGTTAAGCCAGATGTCACCAGATTTAATTCCTTCTAGTAACTCTTTCTTATAAGGTGTCTTCTCCCACATCGCTGGGGTTAGATCAACACACCTTTTAACCCAAGGTAGTTCATGCCTCGGTGTTGTAATAAACTCTAAGATGTCAGTGTGATCAAGGTCTAAATGCAAAACGCATGCACCATTTTTGTATATTCCACCTCTCCTAATAGTCTCATTAAGAGCAGAGTAGACTTTACCAAATGATACAGGGCCACTTGCAACAAGACCTTTCTCATTAGTGTGACCGTTAGGTCTAAGCTTGGATAGGTGTACTGCAACACCTGCTCCGTATCGTAAAGCGTGACTAACAAAACGCCAGCTCGCTTCTATTCCATTATCACCCTCGATACTGTCTTCAACTACAAATACTGTACAGCTGACAGGTAAGCGTCCTTCTGGATTCTTGATCCAGCTATCTATCCTACCAGTTCTAGCTATCAAAGGGTGTGGAAACAAATCGTTTAACATAATTAATTCGGTGTGAGATTCTCTAGTTCGTTGGTGAGGTAGTGAATAGCTTTTTTTAGATCATCTATATGATCTGTTTTATGTCCAGCTCGGCAGATATACTTAACAGCATTGCCAAGGTGGTAATTTAATTGTTGGTCTCGGATAAAATCCCAAACCTCTATGGTACCCCTGTTATAATACTGGGGCCCATAGGATTGGTTCTTGGCGGTCATAGTCGTAGTCAGTATGTTGTAGGATCTTGGCTAAACGTGCGTTGAGCAAAGCGTCATCGTCTGATAACCCTCTATCTCTATAGGCTTTACACACTGCCTCCCACTTGTTTTCGTTCTTGTCTAATAACTCTGTAGCTCGCTTGACTCCTATTCCAGGGCAACCAGAGTACCCATCTGTGGGATCTCCAGAAAGTGTCTGAACTAAGTGCCAACGGTCTCCATCATCTTTAGTTATCTCAACAACATCACCTGTTAGATTCCATAGCGTACTAGGTATCTGTCTCATGTCCTTGTCTGGACTGACAACAATGTTGTTTGGGTCTGCAAACTGAGTTGCTTCGATGCCAATAGTATCATCAGCTTCTAACCCTTCGATTAATTTAAATTTATGGTTTTTTCTACAGTAATTTACTAAACGTCTATAGCCAAGGGGCTTACGCTTGTTTCGATGTCCCTTGTAATCGGGAAAAATTTTCTTCCTAAAATTCTTAGTGCTTGAAAAGTATAGTATAAAGTCATCATCCATCATAGCTTTAGTTACCTTGTTCAATTCCCTCTCAAATACTCTGAGAACATCACTGAACTGTGACTGAGATATGATGACATCATTTCCAAAATCTATACCGATCTCACAGGCTTGTGCAGCCTTGTAAGCTAGGAAATCAGAGTCAATTAATAGCATTAGTGTACCTCGTGCCAGTTGTTACCAATGTGAGCATCAGCTTCAATTGGCAGTCGTATGTTGTAGTATTCACCAGCTAATAGTGCAGATAGTTTGCATACGTCAGCGATTTGCTCCGCATTTTCTACGGGTGCTCCTAACACTTGCTCATCATGGACAAAAGCATAACGCTCATGGGTCAAATGACCTAGCTTCTGATGTGTTAGTAGTAGCCACCGCTTTGCGATGACCGCTGCTGATCCCTGCAAAAGACAGTTCAAGGCTTTGTGTTCCTTGTCCACAATGATCGGGCGTTTATCGATAGCACGTATGCTACCTCTTTCAGCAACTCTACGAGTAGCTTCAACCAGATCTTCAAGACCTTCAACAGCATCCAGATAAGCTCTCCTAATCTCTGCCCCCTTCTTCTTTGCAGCTTCTGGGGATAACATGTTGTCATAAGAGAGTCCAAGCTTCTGGTTGCCACCTCCATACAAGAAGCAATATGTAATTGTCTTAACTTGTCTGCGAGAGATCCCGATTTTGTCTGCATTAACTTGGTGTATGTCTTCTTCGAGTAAGATTTTTGCATATCTTCCACCATCATATCTGTGGAGGTAGTGTGCAAATAATCTAAGCTCGATACCAGCTAGGTCACTGTCGATTAGTTTCCAGTCTGGTTTAGTGACAAATAATTCACGACAATCCGCATCACTACTGACTTGTGCCAGGTTTGGATGTGAATGTGCCATTCGGTGAGTCACCGCACCGATAAAGCAAGAGTGGTGAAGTCTGCCATCCTTGACCAACTTTAACCAAGCATTAGTTCCTTGTGATAACATTCCTAACTTCTTCTGTATGACCAGAATATTTAGAAATACTAATGCCTCTTCTGTTCCTATCTCTCTGAGAACTGTCTCATCAATGACTGCTTTACCAGTCGGTGTGAGTTTGGTAGGCTTCCAACTTTGAAATGTTGTGAACCACCATGCTATGTGTTCTCTACTGCTAGGATTAAATTCCTTTAGCCGTTGCATTTCGCAGCCAGCAAAGTAACCTTGTTTCTTGTTATCTCTCTTTGGAGTGAACAAGTTGTGTGGAACGAAATGGCATATGTTTTCTGCCTTTTTCTTGAGTCCTTCCAACTCGGTGAGTAGTTGGTTCTCTAGTTCCTGTGCCTTGAGTACATCAAATGGCCAGCCAGTGGTCTTTTGTTCTGCCATTAGCTGTGCTATCTGGTGTTCTAAGACAACGCTTTCAGCGATTTCTGAAAATGCGACCATAATTTACATAAGATAGCAACATCCTGTTTACAGTAGTCCTGCATGTCCTGTGACCAGTCTTTCCAGTCAGTAGTCTTGCCGAACTCATCCTTAAAGCAGCGTAGTCTGTAACCATATGCTTCAAGGCTGTGTGAACCATACAGACGAGCTGGCATGTAAGGCCATTTACGTCTGAGGTCTATGTCTAGTAGGTCAGGATGAAAGAACCTACTAAGTATAAGTGTGTCCCAGTGCTTTGCTTTACCACTAAAAAACGGAAAGTGTTTTTTGATCTGTGGTACGTCATACATAATCCCATTGTGTGAGATGATGTTGGTAGCAATCTCTAGCTCACAGACTCCGTTGACAACGCTGTAGTTCTTTGATGGTTGATCATTGTACTCTTCCACATGTCCTGTATCTAAATCTTGTGTGACTATACAGTGTATCTGGCTGGACTCAATGCCATCGGTCTCGATGTCAAAGGCGAGGTTGATCTCTCTAGAAGTCTGTTGCTGGGTTGAAGTCGGGCGTAGCTTCACGTTCTTCAAAGGTGCATGTTTGTAGGTCATAGATCAATTCATTTGCGACACCAACTTCTCCAGAGTAACGGTTTTTAAGTACTCTAACAGTTGTAGTATCTCGTTTGCTTGGGTCTTGTTGGTCACGTTCAAGAGCAACTACTGTGTCAGATAACTGAGCAATAGCAGCTGATCCTCTTAGTTGTCCAAGTGTAATCCGAGCTCCCTCTTCATGGTTTTGATCTGATTGGGTACGTCTGAGATGTGATACAAGAAACAGTGTAATGCCTGTACGTTCAACAAGTGAGCGTAGCTTAGTCATAGTCTGATCTATCATACGTCTCTCATCTCCATCCAATCCGCTCAATAAAATACTGAGGTGATCGAGGAATATAATACGACACTCCAGTCCACAGGCAAGGTACTCGATGCGTGAATAGATTGTATCAGGGTCGTAGCTACCAAAGCCATCGAAGAGAAAAAGATTCCAATTAGCAATAGTACTGTTGTAGGCGTGTTCGAGTTCTGTTCGTTCATATTCTCCAAGATGATAAGGTTTACCTAGCTGTGAAGACATCAATCCGAGTGCCGTCCTACGGTTAGATTCTTCAAGTGCCAAGTAGCCGACCCGTTCTCCTTTGTTGAGAAGATGACTTGCAAGACTCCTACAGAATGAGGATTTTCCTGTGCCAGAACCTGCAGTAATCGTGATAAGCTCTCCATATCGTATGCCGTGCAACTTGAGCTGTAGTCCTTGAAATGGGTAGTCATGATCAGCGGGGGGTGTAGGTGTGGTAATTACATCAAGCAGGGATTTAGCATCAACGATACCATCTGGTCTATAAGTCTTTGCATCCCAGATCGCTCGTCTAATTGCTTCACCATCACCAGCTTGTAGTGCATCAGAAGCATCTTTATACTTCTCAAGCCTTGCAATCTTTGCTTTTCCAGGGGGTAGCAGTTCTGCACATTCTTGTGCTGCCTGTCTACCTGCCTCGTCATTATCAAAGAACAGTACTACCTCTTCATAGTTCTGAAGGAGGTCTAGCACCCTCTGCAATGCCTTCTTCGCAGCCTTTGCACCATTTGGTATGGATACATGAGGCCACTTGGGTTGTGCTTCCCATCCAGAGGCTGCATCAAGCTCGCCTTCGTATATAGTAAGCCTTGAACCCTTATCGGGAAATAAATTTTGCCCGAAAAGTTGATGGTCGGTATTATTACCCTCCATCCAGAAGCCTTTGTCCTTAGTTTTAACCTTAGCTCCACACACTTGCCCTGCCTTGTTGAAGTAGTGCATGCGTAGAGTCTCTCCATCCTTGTGGATACGGTACTTACGACAGGTCTCTTCTGATAGACCTCGCTTCCTTAATTTGGTAGGATGACCTTGTAACATAGTTTGGTTCTTTTGGGGCGGTCGTTCACAATCATCACTTGGCTGCCCGCTATCAAAGTGGTTACATACAAAACAATAAGTATGTCCATCATCATATACGGAATTACCGTCTGATGAACCGCAGCTAGGACAGCTTGTGTGATATAGGAAGGTTGATGATTCATTGTCTAAATCCATCTAGGGTCAAATGATGAGTCGAAACTGTAAACGGGTTCAGTAAGTATAAAGTTAAATGCTAATGATACTCTGTCCTCACTTCTATTTCTCTTGGCATAATGTAGTATACAAGATGGCCAGAAATGTAGTCCTCCCTCTTGTGGAGTTATATACATGGAATCATGTGTTGGATGACTTCCATTACCAAGGTCGAATTGATTAGATGTAGTACCTGATAAAGGATTCATTAACCATAAACCACTAGCATCTACATAATTGTCACCATAGTACAGGATACCAGAGTAGAAACAATTACCGTGATTATGTGGTTGTATGGCATCACCTTCCTGTAATTTAGTAAGCCAAGAAGTACTTATCTTGAACTTAAAAGGTCGTCCATAAGTTGCAGTACAGAAACTACTGAACATTCTTAGAATTAAATCCTTGAGGTCTTTGTAATCCTCTAAGATTCTAAAATGATCAGTTACCATTTCTTTTGGGGTTTTACCCTTCAAATAATCAAGCTGTTGATCTCGTAACACTTGATCATCGTTCAGTACATAACGTGTGTCTTTGCGTAGCTCAGTAAAATCAAATTCAATTTTATCGCTACCAGTGACATAAGCGAATGGTAAATTAATGTTCATCTGATCCAGTCAACAGGGATTGCATAATATACACACCAAGGAAATCCATTCTTCTCAGCCCACATCGCATAAGATGTTTTGGAGTGTTTAGATATCTTGGTCAAAGGGTTCTGGAAGATGATACGAATGTCTAAGTCAGGGTTAGCTTTCTTGACAGCCTTCATCTTACGTCTTTGATCAGATGGGAAGTAGCCCTTAGCTTCGAGGTAGACATTCCCAACCTTAAAGTCAGGAATGTACTTAGCCTCAATGACGTATGATAACTTCTCAGATTCATACTCATAATCCACGTTAAGCTCTTCAAACAACTCTGCTATGTTTTCCTCTAACTTACTTCTCATTAGAAGTCATCGTCAGGTTCAACAGAGCATGGTGCTGCATCTGGGGCTGGCTCCTCGACCTTGAAACCTTTAGCCTTACCAAACAATTCGGCTGCCTCGTCTACTGACATGTCACCATTGTCAACGACTCCAGCTCCGCTGTTAAGACTAACAACTTGTACTGCCTTTAGTTTTAATGATGTACCAATGTCACCGCTTGGTAGGACGTATGGTTTTTGGAAGAAGGCTAGTTTAACTTTACTCCCGCTGTAAATCGGTGTGTCTGTATCTTTTATCTGTGTTCCTTCTGTGTCAACAACAACAGGAAATACCTTGTCGCCATCTCTCCAGCTGAAACGGATGTGATATGTACCTTTATCGTTGTCTAGCTCCTCCCAAGGCTCAGGCTTGACTGTTACCCTCTTAGGGTTCTTTGCCTTGCTTCTAGCCCATTCTAGAGCTGACTCACGCTCTTCTTCAAGTTTGGTTACAAGATCCTCTTTTACAAGTGCGGATAGTTTGTAGCCCCACTCACCTGCCTTAAGGATAGCTTGGAAGCCATCAAGTGTGACAGGATTTGGTGTTACGTAGGTGGTTGCCATGTTTAGCAGAAAAAATAGGTGGAATTGGAAACGACTTTGGGGTCTAATGTATCAACGATTGGTGGTGGTTCGGAAGCTTGTATGGTCTCTGCAAATCGAGAGAGCCAACATTCTTCAGAAAAGATATTGGTGTAGGTTTCTCGCACAAGGCGATTGAGTGTTCCCATGTCTCCTGCTCTGCATAGAACAGAATCGTGGATAACTGTGAATGGTTCATCGAACTTTGTAAATGATCTGTGAAGGATCGAAGCATCGAATGAATGTATGTAGTTTGGGGCAGTGCTTGACTTATGCTTATTAGGACTTGGCTTAGATTTACCATTAGGTAGTCTAATACTTGTACGTCCTAGTAGCTGTAGCTCCATCCTTGTAGTCTCAATGTCATCTCTTTTTTGATTAACTATGAAACCAGATGGTGTGGCCCATTGAACTTCTTTAGCACCATTTCTGATGTAAAGTCCGACATGCTTCTTGATCCATCGCATTACCTGCATAGGTCCTGGAACTATTGAGTCCATACTTTGATAGACAGCATTGACTATCTGAGTTAGTTCATCTTTAGTTGGATCTATTTCTTTCTCACGTAATGCCTCACGTATGTACTTGCGACTACTATCTTTAGTAGCATTGTAGGGTATGGTCATCACTGTGCGTTTGCACACGGTTCTGTCCATCCAAGGGTGCATGTACGTAGGGAGAAACTCTTTAGCCTTATCTGCCACTGCTTGGTATGCGTCACTAGGTTTTTCACTAGGTACGACATTCACAAGCTCTGCAGTACTACGATCTCTAGCAAGACCTGCTAGTATCTGTAATCCTGAGCATGTTGCATCTACTGCAACCATTAGCCCTGTAGTCTCTTTGTCTTTCTTAATACAGCAATGGTAATACTCATGACAAGCAGCCATAAATTGCCAAGGTTCGTCAACACTTTCCCAATCAGACAAGTATCTTATAGGGTCAGTAGCGACTTTAGTGATGAGGTCTATGTTCTCAGCCACCCATTGGTGTCTGTCCTCTAGTGTGCATTTATCGAGGCCGAATGTTGTGGCTACTTGAAAAGACAACCATAACTCTGCTTCATCTGTCACACTAGCCTCATCAGCAAACCTTAGTAGAGCTTTACCAAAGTCTGTATCTTGTGGTGTGAGGAAGGCTGGTATAGGGTATGCTCTCCCTCTGTAGTCAAACGACCAACAGAGATGAAAGACATCGTCCTTAAACTTCTCAGCTGCCTCTAGTTGTGTTCTGGTTCTGACCGATCTCTTGAAGTTGATACGATCAGCGTTATAGGCTTCTGCCATAGCTCGTCTCCAAGCTAGGTTAGATTGCTCATTATCATCTGCATCAGCGGGACGTGGTAGTTTAGTGGCGGGGCTTATAGGTATAAACTTACCTATTACTCTACCTCTACTCCTCATCTCCTCTGCTACTTCCAGTACATGAAGATTTACACAGTATTTCACCCGCTGTAACTTGTTTAAAAAGTTCATTGGGGTCTCTCCGTGTATTATGGTGGGGTTGCCCTTTCTTGTAAGGTCATGACCTCTCATCATACGGTTGGTAAGGTAGCCACCATAGATGATTTCACCCTCTTCATTATACCCCCAATCGTCTGGGATTACGAGCATGGGCCAAGGTATGCCAGCGAATAGTTCAGCTGACTTAATTAGCTCTGTGCGTCTCTCATTGAACTCAGGTGTAGGTACTACCCTGTATTCATAACGCTTGCGGTGGGTCTTACGCTTGTTGATGGTGAACCAGTTAGTGGTCTCCATAACTATACACAGCCCCCATCTTCCTAGTGATGCTTTACTTTTGATACTCCAGCCCTTCCATCGGATACCACGCTCACCAAACTTTTGGCTCGCAATGATCTGCTTCTGTGCTGTGCCACAAGCCTCGTGAAAGTACTTGTCTTCAATGTATGTCATCAATCCAGGATATTCTGCTTTGTACCAACGGAACTTACATTCTGCCTCCAGTGCCGAGCCTATCGCAACTATTGTAGGTGTGATGAGGTTAGCTCCCTTAAGTGTGCTGAATACCCTGTCAAATGTAATCTTGAGGATAATGGTTGAGATTGCAAGTGGTTCAAGTTGGTCTAGATGTTCACTGATCTCAGCGTAATACTTACCAGCTTGCCCATTCTTGAGTTTGTAAAAGGTTTCATCAACAGTTTTCACTAAATGAGGCAGTGCTTCTCTGATTGATGACACCCCGTACACGCTTGCGGAAGCGTAGGATTTGTCTTCGAGTTTCTCTATGGAATCGTGCAGCCTTTGCCTCCCACAGCTGATCGCTTCCTGTTCTAGCAGGAACTGTCTTTGTAGGTTTGAATTGGTCACCATATGCGAGAAAGAGGGAGTATTCGTAGTCGTCAAGGCGGTCGATCTGTCGTTGTGTCAAATTAGTCATCATAGGATTTACATTGTTGTTCATGAGGAAATACCTTACAATATTCTTCCATATTGTTGAAGCATTTCCAATTTGGTAAGTAAAAACCTAGCTCCCACTGCTCATTCCTTTTGGTTACTAACTTGTTTTGAGCAGCAAGCGTGACGAGTAGGTTATCAATGATGGGAGGGCCACAAGGGTCTACCTCTAACATCACTTCTCCAGTGTCATCATCGATCCAGTATCCCATTCTGTCTAGGATTTCGGAGAGGTCATGTGGATTCATGGTATTTCAGTTTGAGTATCCATTACAGCTGTGCCTGTCATGACTATGTAGTCATCATCATTTAGGAGTAAACCTTTCATGAAACGTTTAGCTGCATTGGCTTGTCGGTATGCCTTTTCTTGTATAGTGCCGTCTTGCTTTACAGCTCGGACAACACATACATAGGCTGCGGGTAAATCCCAAGTGAGGGCTGCTTCGTGGCCCATATCGAAGGTGACTTGTGTTAACTCGTCAGTAGCTTTCCACTTGTTGAGTTCTCGGACTCTATTTGAAAATGGGTCGGGCTTTGCCATAATGAATACCTGTATGAATCAGAAGGGGGGTTGTTGCGGTTGCATGATGTGATGATGGTGATTAAGGTCATAGGAACTATCCAGCAAGCAAACAGTTGTTCAAACAAGTTGCTCATATAAGCTCGTCCTCGAATCGCTTGTTGGCAAGCTCAATCTGCTTGTCCTCATTAAGGTAGGGGAAAGCCTCCTTAATTTCCTGGAATATGTCCAGTAGCCTATCTTCGTGGTGTTGAGTACTCATGTAATTGACCTCCTTTGCTCTCGGACATACAACTCTTTTTCCATCATGTCGTGAGTAGTAGCATCAGCTTCTCCGTTCTTGATGACGAAACGTAAGTAGTTGGTAGATGCTTCACGTATGTCCCTAATTGTTAGGGGTTGTGGTTCTAGTTTCATCTGTCTAAATCCTTTTCTTGCTTGAGTGTTCTGAGATTGTGTGTTTCAATCTTGAACTGTTCATCATTTGAAGGTCTATCCATGATGCGATTAAGCCTACATAGTACAGCTTCTCTGCTATCAAATACACCTAGTAACATATCTTCCAGTGTGTATGGACTTACACGTACGAGTGTGTAAACGATTGGGTCATCAACAGCATCAAAGGTCTTGATGTACTGGTCAGTTTTGGTGGTGGAATTAGCCATGTGATTGTAGCCATGTAAGTGAGCGGTGCATAGTTGCTGGGTCATCGTCAAATTTACCAAAGGCTACATTACATGAATCGCATATGTAACCTCTAAACTTATCAGTTTTGTGGTCATGATCGAGTACCCATTTGGTGGTATGCCTACCACATGAGGGACAGTCGCCAGCTGAAGGTACAGGGTGAGTGCGTCTCAGTCTGCGTCTGACTGTCGCCTGTTTGTTGGAGCAACTCTTGCAAGTATTCTTGCGACCTGCTCCCTGAGTGCTAAATAGTGGAAATTCTTCGAGTAATTTGATTTCTCCACATTCTTTGCATTGTTTTGCTTTCCCATCTTTATAAGCAACATAGATAGGATTAGAGACATTCTGCATAATAGTTGGTGTAAATAACCTCATCTGATAAATGTCCCAGACCCGCATCTTCTAAGATTTCGTAGATATCTCTACCATCTTGATCGAAGTCAACAGTTATGGTGTTGTTGCCTGATGGGTTGTAGTTGTACCCAGCCTCCAGAATGGAGGAGGATACAGACTTGTCGAATGTAACAGTCATAGTGTGTGAACTCATGAATAAATGGCTGGAAGTGTAGGTTGTTTCATAACTCTAACCTTAGCGAGCTTGTGTCTGTACACAGAAACTGGTGTGGTCTCTTTGCACTTAACACCTTTAGCCTTGCAGTTAGCATTGACCCAGAAGCCAAGGCTCATATTAGGTTGTGAGAGTAAGTTAGCGATAGCTGTACGAGATACGTTGGTGTACTCATAGCGTGTATCTGTCAAGAACTCAACGATAGCTGTGCCTGTTAGTGGGTCAACATCTATTGACTTGACACATGTTGAGGTGCGTGATTTGGGTTGCATGGTGCAGCTCCGTGATGGTGAACAGGAGGGTGAGACCCTCATTCAACATATTAGCTATGCTGAAGGAGAACGTCAACCCCACTGAGCAGCCATAGCATCAGCAATTCCTTGGAATGTGGTAGAACGTAGTTTCCATCTGTCTTTTGAGGGAGGGAGATAATGTAAACGTTGACGTACTTTGTTAGGTAATCCTGACACATCTACAAAATCAGTAGCTTCTAGCTTGGGTAAACCACGCAGCCACAGCCCTGTTTTCTTCTGTTCAGCATGGCCGAACATATACGGCTGCACATATTGCGTAGCTTTACCTAGTTTGGAGCGTGACGATAAAGCACCCACGGGATTCTCAATACATAGCTTAACACCCGTTTTGTCATGTAAATCCCATATACGCTCAACAAATCTAATTGCTGCGGGTTGTCGTCCGTCTTCGACCTTTTCAGCCCATCTAGCAGCACCACTAACACTAAGGTGCGTGCAAGGAGGGTGGGCAATTATTAAATCCCAGTCATAGACGTTATGTGGATAAATGAGATCGAACATATTACCTTGGTAGTGTTTACCATTTGGCCTGTCCGATGGTAGGAAGTCACAGCTGGTGGCATCATGTCCACGTTTTGTAAATGCGTCTCTGACTACACCGCTGTACTCGCATGCAACTAAGACTCGCATAATTCTAAATTGGTGATAATGTGTTCAATACAATCATTAATTGTACATTCTGTACCTTCGTTGTCTTTAGGTAGTGAGCCGAACCCATGTAAATGAGCCATATTACGGATATCATACATGTCGGCTAGTAAATCATTTACATTCATGGCGTGAATAATTTGTGGCACGGCAAATACCCCTGGAACTGCGTCCGTCCGTGCGTGAT